CAGCCGATACCATTTTGCTTGCATCGATTCCAATTCTGGATAAGGCAGGGGCAATAGCTATTACCAGAGCATTGAATGATTGAAAGATGAGTTTGGTTAGCTCAAAGAAAGCTTTGCCTATCCCAAGCAGAGCCAGTTTCATTGATGCCTCAAACACCTCTGCTACCTTTTGACCTTCACCTAAATTCTTAAGTAGAAAATCTGCTGCTGCTATCACCACACCAACAGCTAAGGCAATGGCTGTAAACTTTAAAGCCACCAAAGCCAAAGGTGCTGCCATAACCGAAAACTTAACTGTGAGTGATGTAAGACCTGCAAGGACGGCCTTAAACTTGAATGCTACAAAAACACCAGCCAGCAATTCAAATTCAGATGCCAACTTACCAAAATCAACCTCACTGACACCGGCAACCAATGCTCTAAGTGCCCCGGTTATTTTATTGATGCCTATTAACAACCCCTCAGCCAAAGGTGCCAATAGTCCACCAATATCGGTGGCTAGATTGGTGAGAATGTTACCGGTCTTAATCCATGTGGCATTGAGGGTATTGAATGCTTTAGCTGATTCCTCTGCCAAGGCTGTGCCTTTGACAAATTCCTGATTCGATACACTCATTATTGCAGATAAACGAAAGGCATTTTTAGCCATGGCAGGTAAGACTTTATTTATCTCATCACCCTTGAGGTTTAGAGATTCAAGAGTAGCGGTTAATCCTTGGGTACCTGCTGCCTTGTTAACCCTACTAAGACCCTCGATAAATAGTTTAAATACATCACCTGCATTATCCTTGAATTGTTTTTTTAGCTCATCACCGGCTAAACCTGTGACTCTCTGAAGTATCTCAAATGATCTACCACCCTCACCAATGGCAGCATCTATTTCTCTAAAGGCTCTACCGATAACAGATGAGCCAAGTTGTGCTTGTACTTTCATCTCAGCTAAGGCAGTTGAGAATCCTACCACCTCTTTAGATGTCAGGTTAAACACCGATGTTGCTTTTGACATCTCAACCGCTATCTTGGTTAATTGAGCCTCATTGGTATTGAAACTATTACCCAAGGCTACAACCGCACTAGCCAACTTCTCAACATTGCTTATAGGCTCACCAGTTAAATCTAAAATAGCTTTGAATGATGATGCTGCCTCTTCAGCAGTCAGGTTAGTAGCAAAGCCAATTTTGGAAACCACTGCTGTAAAGTTTTCCAGGTTATCAACCCCGGTAATACCTAACTGCCCTGCTACCTCAGCAATTCTCAATAAGTCATTGGTGGCTACTGGTATCTGTTGCGATAGAATTTTAAATCTGACACCAAGCATCTGCAAATCAGCACTGGTAAGGTTGGTAGTCTTACCTACAGCTACCAACCTTTTTTCAAATTCTGCATACTGGCCAATGGTTGCCTCGATGCCTACCCTAACCCCACGTGCCACCTTATTGATCAATTCCATGGCTTGATTGACGGCTATAATTCTAACCTCAACCTTTTTAAAACCGGCGTTAAGTTTTTTAGCCGTTGCTATGATTTTCTCAGCTACTTTGGATAACTGATCATTGAGAGTGATTGGTACCTGAAACGTATCACCGGTTCTAACAGCCATATTTACCTCTTTGCTCCCCACATTTTGGCAAATGCCTCCAGCACCTTTGGGGTAAATTCTGAAACATCAGCCCATACCCTTGCGTATGATCTATCTGACCATTTAGATACAAACCAAGGGTAGAGCATCCAAAACTCAGCATCTTGATCAATGAGGTCACCTGGCTTTGGTAGAATGTGAGTCTCATAGGCCATACGGAGGTTGTAAAACAATTCAGCCACCTCATCATACCAGGTGGCTTTACCAGGGCAGAATCGATATTCATCTGACAACTTGTCTGATCCAACACGCCTTGCTCTAGAAAATTGCTCAAACCCATCATCATCACACTTCCTTAATTGCTGCTGCATCTTGGGGCATTTACTACAGCGATATTGTCGCTTATCTGACTCAACTGCAAAGTGCAGGTCGATCATTGCCCCTATCAGTTTTTTATTGTCGTACCTGTCTCAGTTGCTGAACCATGTTTTAATGTCATATAGTGACCAGCAATTTCTAAATGGATATTGTTGTCACACAGCACTGTCATCACCGAATCATCAACATATCGCTTTGAATCAAACTTCATTTTGATGACATCAGATTCATTTGGGTCATTGATTATATTTTTAAGAGTCATTCGAGTCAGGTTGTAGACATAAGATCCTAACAATGACTTTTGGTCTTTATTCTCATCTTGGCCAGCCATCTGTGCATTTTGCAGGATGGCTTGCTCCCTACCAGTTAATTCAAAGTTGCAAAGAAACACCGTTGGTTGTTTGTTGTCTTTGAATTTTAGAGCATCTCTATTTTTAATTGGATCCTCATTGTAGAGAGTAAAATCTGAGGCATCAGCATCGATGGCATCATCTGACACCGACATCAATTCAACAGCATTCAATGGTCGTTTGCTTATTTTTCTAATAGCCATGGGGTAGCATCCTTCAAAGTTTAAAAAAGGTTATTGTTTTATTTGACCTAAACATAACCCAAAACGACCCTCTCAACCACACGGATTGAGAGGGTTTTGAAAGATGTAATTATAAAAACTCTAACACATAGCTATCTTGAGCACCTGCTGTGGACTGGTAGAAAATCCCACTGAATTCTACTGGTACGACTCCACTTTCAGGCACATCGATTGGTGGCACCGATGTAATCCATTTAGGGCTAGTTATCTTGAGGTGACGTGTGGCTACCTCACCTATGATTAGTTCAGGCACAAAACCGCCAAACTTTCTAGCTTGAACCAAATCACCCATATTCTCATTGGACAAATCAAAGGTGGCTGTTTGGGTGGCAGTCATACGGCTACCAGGCACAAAGCCAGCATTGGCATCAAGACCAAAACAGTTGTTGATGTCAACATGGTCGTTAACAAAATCGATTGAGATATTGGTGGCACAGGTTGCCGTGCCTGAGGCTTTCATTTTGAAGGTACCGGCAAGGTCAGTAAAGATTGCATCCCTACCAGTCTTTTGAACCGCACCAGGATTCCAAGGTACGATAAAGCCATTATCCTCAACATCAATGGTGGTCGATAAAACAAGGGTATCAGTACCGATGGTAGCACTGACCACGCTCAAGGTACCATCAGCACCAGCAACAATAGTACGACCATCAGCAGCAATGGCCATGACCCTAGCACCCTCAGTGTAACGCTCTATAGCTGGGAAGTTACCACCATCAAGGACCACACTAGCTGATGCCACCACAGCACCATTAACTTGACCAACACCTGCAATTGATGCATCTGAGCCCCCACCTGAGAAATTCATAGTTACCGGTGCATCACCTGGGGCTGTGATGTTGTTATCTTTGACATAGCAACCATCATAATACTCACCGAATATGGTACCAACTTTAGCTATGGAAAATGTGAAGTTTGGAATACCTCGTTCATATTTAATTGAAAGACCTGGTGTAACAGTTTCTTTGCCATGTGCTGATTTGAGCAAAACCCTTAAAGCAGTGTCGATGGAATCACCTGCACTGCCTGACATGTTGAGATAGGTATCTATGGTCATCTCAACCACTTTCTTTTGTTTGATGACCCCTACATGATCCCGGCCAGACCTGTGGGTATTCGATTCCACTGGTTGAGAGAAGTTAATGCCACCTGTGGTGTATTGTAGGAAGTCTTGATCGTCGGTACCTACAACCTCAGTACCTGCATTGCCAACACCTAAATTTAGATCATCGGCTACATTGTTGAGACTGCCATCAGTGATGACAACTGAGGACAATAGCCCTGTGGTTTGAGAATAAACGGTGTATTGATCAGGGGCACCACCATCAAAGTCAACCCATACCCGACCATCTTGACCAGCAGCAGCTAGAGCCGCATTGATTTTGGTTTCTAATTCTGCTGCTATCAATAAACCTGTAGTTAAACCAGCCTGGACTAGTACCACTTGAATGACTGAACCACCATCAACAGCAATACCAATTTGATTGTCACTACCTGCACTGATATCGATAGAGGCACTAATAGCACTCTCACTATTACCTTGAGTGCCAATGCGTGGCGGTTCGAATGTCCTTTCAATAGCCTCTTGCCTAACATACAACTCCGCATCGATACCAAGTGCAAACCCTTCCCTGTTACCTGCTATTATCGCTGCATAGTCAACTTTACTTCTGTACTTAATCGCCATGACTGACTAACTCCTAAGTTTTATATGTAATTTTAAAATGGATTGTAAACTTGACCATGCTGATGATGGCATTGGTATGTAAAGTAGGGTAATTAACTTACTGGTATCTTGGTTTCTAAATCAATTCATTACAATTTTAACAAAGTAGATGAATAAAAAACCTCAACCTGAACCGTGTAACATCTGTTTTGCTCAATCATATTTAGATCGGGGTCAATTTGCAATGGGTTGACGTCATACACTGATGGATGTAGGTCTCTAAATGCTGCCAACCTCGAACCTACAGCCGAATTGGCATAAATAGCTTTAAGAACATCAGCACAGAATGTGTCCATATTGGAATCAGTTTTCTCAACCACATCCCAACACTGAATCTCAAAATTCCAAATGTTTCTAAGACAACCACCTTCTCGGCTAATCTCATCAACTCCACTGATCAGTAGAATGGCCGGCAACTCTTGAGGCTCCAACACTAGACCCATTGATATGTCATCATAATGCACCTTTTGGATATCGGTAGCATAGCCATTGGCATTAGTAATTGATTCCAATCTCACTTTTAGGGCTGTGCCAATTGAGGATCTATCACCCATTATTATTTGCCCTTTCGTTTAAATTTTGTTGAAACAATTCTAAAAGCTGTAATCAACCCTGGTCTAGCTATCATGGGATAAGTTCTCAATACCTCATTGACAGCCGGTATCAGATAGGCACGTTTAGGGATTTTGACAGATTTTCTCAAACTAAATAATGGCAGAATCTTTTGCTTGGTTTCACCTTTAGTATTGACTTTATCATGGACAAAACCAGCAATGAGATTACCTTTCTTAGATTTGAATATTGGGAAGTTTTTAGGCAATCTCTTTTTTCTTTTCATAAAATCGCTAGGGGTCCAACTCTTAAATTTATTAGATCCTTTCATAAACAATTTTACCCATAGGTGATTTGCATTCTTAGGTGTGATGGTATCACCAAACTCATGCACTGCACCATATGGGATGCCTTTGGTACCGATAAATGCTAGTGGTATTTTACCACCTTGGATCTTAAACCCACTACCTCTTGAGATAGCATTGATCATAGCCCCTGATAACCGCCTACCATTGCGACCAGTGAATTGTTTCTTAGCATTCCTAATAGCAATGCTGGTGCCATCTGCTGCTACTTGAATCAGGGATTTATGATGAGCTATTCTAATCTCACCTTCTAAGGTTTTGATGTATGATGCCATCTGTCTGATGTTTAAAACTTTCTCAGCCATTTACTCCCACCATTCCTTTATTGGTTCGGTTGATTCGGTTGATTCGGTTGGTTTGATCACTTGATTGGATTGTCTGCTTTTGGCCTTTTCAAGCTTTTCACAGTATTGACATGGCACCTCTTCAAAGCCACCGGTAAAGTAATTACCAACCAAGATTTTACCCTCACCATTGCAATACCTCACATGAGCATAGTGCTCTTGGATGAATTGGGGGCTTGATCTAATTTTGTCCTTTAAACTCAAAAGCTTTTTCAAATTGGTCTACATCCTCAAAATAAGCACCATCGATAATCATCAATCCTGAATGTTGACATAGTAGTGGTTTGCAGTGGATTGGTTTACATAACACCTGACCCACATGGCCTTGCCTAACTTTACCACCAGCTATGATTCTCATCTTGCCATGCAGCACAGGTTCACAGACAAATTCAAACTTTCCTTTTTTATAGATTCCTGCATTCATTAAAGATTCCTTGTTGCCATGGGGCTGTTAACGAATTCAAACCGTTTGTAGGGAGTCAATATATAAACCAATTCTTTGGGTAATCCTGTTTTCTTATCCCATGCACCTAACGCAGTGCCACCGGTTCGATCACTCTCATCCTTTTTAGATCTAGCAGCACCGCTATTGCCACCTGTGCCTACTGACTTTCTAGCTTTACGTCTAAACTCTGCCTCAACTGCTTGCAATAGCATCAGCTTGACATCATCAGGTAAACCATCATAACCCCATGTGTAAGTCACTCTAATACGTGAGCGTCTAAATGGGGTATGAATGTTTTGTAGGATGATGCCCTCTTCTCTCACCTGATAATCGGTAGCCTCAATGATTTGACCATCAGTGCCATCGGCTAAGGTGTAGAAAGCTAATTCACTGACTGCTGTGATTGGGACATTGTGAGGTAGGATGATATCGGATTCGTTAGCATCTAAAATCTCAACAGTACCAGGGTGTAATTCAAAATCAGTCTCAGTAAAATTCTTAACCGCTTGTTCCATAGCATTATTGATGATGGTCAAAACGGCATCATGAGTGATGTTAACAACATCAATTCCTAACCAGGGTTTGATGTCGGTATTTAAATCTAAAAAAGCCATTAATTCACCCATCATGATTAGTAGGTTTTCTTTTTTTAATTCTAGTTTTTGCCCGATCAGTCATCGATTTATCTGCTGGTGGTGCCACCATTTCTTTTTTTGATTTAAAGGCAGCATCACCCACTGCATCCATTTTGACACTATTAACCTGACCGTTGGGTGTATTGATTTGATAGTGACCACCGGCCAATCTTTCCACTGCAACACTGCTATTGATGACTCTTATGATACCCCGGTATCTACCGATAATCGCTTTACCATGATTTGGAGTTACCAATATCTTATCACCTGCTTTGACGTAAGCACCGCCACATTCGAATAATGGAAAGGCTGAACCACGTATCATGTGTTTAACTTCTAATTCCATACATTGTTTCATTGCTAAACCGTCCTTTAGTTGAAAACCCCATTACCCCTGATAAAGAGGCATGGGGTCATTAACCGAAAATTGTAAATTAAAAAAACCAAGTCTCACTGAATCTATATTGTTTTGATGTTGATTCCCATGATTACTGATCTTTCAACTGCTGTCTGTGGAATACCAGCAAAGGCATGCCTTGTTTTACCAGTCATCAGCATAAAATCACTTGATGGTAATGATGGTGAGGCAAATACTCTGGTGGCTTGACGAATCCAATTAGAGAATCTGGATTTCTGCACTAACAGCATGTAGGTGGTGGTGCTAACAGTTGGGTTGTCAGCTTTACCATCGGCCTCAAGATCCTCACGTACCAATTGAGATTCAACCCCTTTGATGCCAAAAACCGGAGGTACCATGCCTGTCACGTTACTGGCTAATCCACCGAATGCAAATGCAGTAAACAATTCGGGTATGGCACCGGTTACAAGCTTGTGGGAAACATCACAGCCATAAATGTAGCAAAGGTCAGCTTTCTCAGCTCCCTGACATTTGAGCCTGGTTAATAGTTTTGCCCAAAGATCTTTATCAGGATCAACACCACCATGATCATAAACAATTGCATTACCACCAACAGTGACCTCATTGGCAAACGCTCTTTGCCTCAGACCATCAAATGCCTTGGTGAATAATTTGGCACTGCCTGCTTGGGTATCATCATCGATGTGAGCCCCTGAATCATCACCATCGAGAATGGCACGTTCATAGGATCTAACCCCACCTTTCATAACTTCACGCCTGATTTTCTCAATGATAGCTGGTGCTGAATCATCAAGTAGATCTTGAGTCACATTGGTATGAACCACGTTGTTTTTTGATTCAACCAGGTAACTGGCTTGAGTGTTGGTCTGAACGGTGAAGGTACCATCATCAGCCTCTAGCTCACCTTCAAGCAAACCAAGTGCTCCTGGTGCCCTGACGATAGGTGATGACATTGGCATTGAATCAAATGTGTCTGCCAAAATGTATGGTTCCTCATACTCTTCAAAAAAGAAACGTGCCTGTACAGTATCTATCCACGTCGAAAAGTCAGTGACATTAAATGCTTTCATAAATGGCACTAACTGAGTTTTGTAAAGAGGCACAGATTCCATCAGCTCTTTGCTAGGGTTGTTGGTACGTCCTTTGTAGCAAGCTTGAATCTCAACATTGCTCAATGCTTTTTTAAAACCAAAAAGCATCAACCGTGACTCTTCCGGCAATCCTTTACAGGCTGACTTTGAACCATAGTTCACAGGCACAGCAGTAGTGATTAAATCATCATCTCTGACTCTTTTGCCAAACCACAATGCAGGTGTGTTGTAACCAAGGCGTTTGACATCATCGATACACTTTTGAAAGATAGGCTGACCTATCACTGCTGGTGCTTGTTTGTTTTTCAACATGTCAAACATGTTTTTCATCTTACCTGCATCCTCAATAGCTTGCTTGTCTGGTGTGATAACTCTTGTTGGTTCCATTTTTGAAAACTCCTTTTTTCAAAATTAAATAAAATACTTTTTTAAAAAGCAGTTTTCAGACTGCTTGGCTTTCATCCGTTGTCATCAATGCCTCAAAGGTATCTTTCATTTCCTTGATGTCTTTGGCTAATGAATCGATGGTGGTTTTTTGCGTGGCTATGGTGGCTAGCAATGCCTTTTTATCCTCATCATCCTCATCCTCCTCATCATCCATTGGTGGCTTATCCTCATCCTCTTCAGGTGGCACCGGTTTTTGTGCCTTGGATTCAAAGTTACCAAGTATGGTCTCACTCAATTCAATGCTACGTTTCATTGAACTACCGATAGCTCCCAATTCAGTAACAATCGTTTTGATTCCATCGGACAACTCTGTTGCTAATTTCTCTTCCATCAGTTTACCCTCGATTAAATTACCGACAACTAGCGTTATGCCATCATCGATGTGAATGTTTCTAAATGTATCTGATTGAAAGTCACCTATTGACCTTTGCACAAATACAAATGCCTCATCATTATGCTCGGTATTCAATACTCGGTAGTTATTATCCAAAGCGTATTCAGTTGCTGTCTTTTCAGTAAAATATTCTGTTGAAAGTATCACGCTGTAGGTGCGATTATTAGATGACATATTTTGCTTTTGAGATTGCACCGGTTTTGATGTATTGAGGCCACCAAGGGAATGATACTTCTTTGCAAACTGCCTCATCTCAAAAGTCGCATCAGGATTAGCTGGCACCGCTACCACACTCAACTCCAACAACTCGAACCTCTCAACAATGGCAGGTTCCATCAATTTGCCATCATCATCGAATTTAGGGGCTATGATTTTTTGTGGTAGGAATCCTATTGATACGGTTTGCAGCAAACCTTGCAGGGTTAGACTTCTTATATCTGTCTGATTTTCAGTCAGCCTTGCTTTCCTTGGGTCACCGATAAAGGCGTCAAACATAATGCCCTCTGACTCAGGCCGTAACAATGTGACACTACCGATTACCGATTGGGTAAAATACATATGGTCAGATAGTAGCACTGGGTTTTTGAGAAAATTTTTAGCATCTAAACCCTCTGGCAATACCACCTCATCCATTCGATCAATAATCTTGGCATTGGCTGTGCCTGATATCTCTAATCGATCTTTCTCAGGATCAAACTCAAACACTCCCTTGGTGTTAGCATCTGCCATATTCTTTTTATGATAGATGCCATTCATCAGCCTAAAGCCCTCTGGCTTTTCAGCTAATACAGGATTGGATTTGTAAAATGACTTAGTGTATTCACCTTTCTTATGCAGAATCTCACGGTATCGTTTTACATCTTTGGGGTCGCCTACTATCTCAATTGCCATAAGATACCTTTCATTTAAATATTTGATAGAATTGCTGCTGCATTAGATTGAGCATCATGAGGTATTGTGTTGGACTGAGTGCAACGACAATTTATAACATCACTAGCACCACCTTTAGGGTCTCTTGGATATCTCAATTCACCACCGGTAATAGGATTACGATAGACATGTTTAATGTCTTGTTTACCCTGACTCTCAAATTCAGCATGAGGTACCCTGGCATCGGGATTAGATAAGACATCACCAACATGAAACCATTGTTTTTCTACTTTGGTGAAAACCTGCTGTAAGGTTTCACCCTCCCATTCAATGCCCTGGCTCACTGCTGTTAGTATCTCAGTCCTAGCAATGGTTGCTGCTTGACCGGAATAGTTTTCACCATAGTCATTGGCAATCTGTGATGCTATTTGGATATGAGTTTGACCACCCTCCAAACCAGCCTCGATAATGGATAGAATATTTTCAGTGACTGTCTCATCAAATCGGTAAAAGGTTTCTAAGGCTCTTTGACTCATAGTAGTACGCCTACTATCACTATCACGCTGCTTGATGGCCTCGATGGCTTGCTCATCTGCTGGTGAGAATCTAAGGTTAGCACTATTGGCTTTGTAGGTACCATCTGCCATGTCTTTGGCAATAATCAATGTGGCTGAGATAGATCTACTAGAGGATAACGCAAAACCAAAGCCAAGGTCTTGAGTCTCAAGGATGATGGGTAGCATCTTACTATCGAATAAAGTGACTCGATCATCAGCTAAAGTCATCAGGTGACCTTCAACATCTAACCCCATGATGAGAGCATCCTTGGTTTGCTCAAACATCAGATTAAAATATTGGGCTAAT